ATTGTCCAGCAGCGTGCGTGTCATATGTTGCAGTACCGGGGATCACAAGTACCTCGGTTCCCGCGGCGTAGCTGCTATAGCTATCCCAGTAAACCGCAATACCCGCGGGGTCAACACGGAGCGCTGTGAGATACTTTTCTTTAGCGCCAATGGAATCTACGTTTGCCGTAGGCTGCCCATCAAGATCGAGCGTGACCCACTGCTCACCAACCCCATCATACACGGAGGTGTAGCCAGCGGTAACATCAGGGTTCAAGAACACGAGGTTTTCACCACGGGAAACCATCTTAAGCTCAGACTCGCCACCCCAGGTGAGATAGGCGCGCACATCGGCATTAATTTGATCTTGGTCTTCGGGCGTGTTATCCTCAAAGTAATCACCAACCTGATTATAGTAATACACATAATACAGGTTCTTATTACTGTCGCTGGCACTTCGATCAACAATGATCAGGAAGCGCGCATCATCAGATAACGCGTGCCAAAAGAATTCGTAGACACCGGTCGGGTCAAGCCCAAGGGTCTCGCCTGTGTACTCTGTACTGGACAGGCGGATACCCATAAGGTCTGTGCCGGGGCGCTTTTCAATGGAACGCTCAACACTACAAAGAGCGTTGATGAGTTCCTGGGATTCACTAGGTAGTCGCTTGGATGGGGCCTGTCGACCCACACCACCGGACAATGTATATATCGGGATAGTTGTAGGCCGAGTGCTCATCAGCTAGTCCTTCCACGCCAGCGGCGAAAATCAGGAGACGTACTACCGCCGTCACGGAAGACGGCACGCTTGGTCTGCGGAGAGGCCGCATCCCAAACGGTACGGCGCTTAGATTCAATATCACGGGATCGTCCCTTAAGATTGAACAGCGCTTCATCTTGTGCGAGATACTGATCCATGGCGCCATCGCCTTGCGTCAGCATTTGATACCGCCTAGCAGCTGATGCCACGATGGCACGCTGTCCAGGTGTATCGATGTTTTCCCATTCTACAGTAACGATCAGCGTAGCCTTAAGCTCCGATGATGCATATGCTTCAAAGTTACTCGTCTGGTCCGTAACGTTCCAGAGCACAAAGCCAGTGCCTTCCCGCTTAACGGAAACACGAATGACCTCGTTATCTGCATTATAGAGCAGCGAGTTAAAGTCAAGGCTAATAATTTCCATCGGTAGTGCCACCTTGTGGGTAGCACCATCGACTGTAAGGGTCTTGTTGTATCGGTTGTTTGCAAGTCCACGGAACTGGTAATCATCCGTGTACTGATCCAAAAGATACTCAGCGATGGAGGTGTCCACGCCGGAGTTGTTTTCCAAGTCTGAGGCGATTGCTTCGCCTGCAGCCAGGAGACACTGGTTGACAGCATCAAGTCTAGTCATAGCGCCCATGATAGTCTCCTTTCAATAAGAGATAGGGATAAAAAAAACCGGTAGCCCCGCTGTGGGACTACCGGCTGCGGGGGCGTCAGTCTGGTAGATAGCCCAGACCCGTCATGGAAGACGGCACAAAACCGACGACCCCAGTTAAGGGGCCGACGGCCTAAGATCTTTCGATCAGTAGATACAGATCTTCATCGTTGATCACCTTCTCTCTGTGTGTAATAGTGTAAACTAACTAACACGATCAGAGAGATAGGGTCACGGCGTCGGGATAGCCGGTGCGGTGTACCCAGCCTCAGGCATGTAGCCGAACTGGTGGTTGTCGCCGAGGAGGTCGATGTAGTCGCCTCGCGTGACGGTCGCAGCGATAGCGTCACCGACGAGGACCTTGGCGAGCTCAGGCTTGAGGATGCCAGTGCCGGAGAACATCGAGGCCACGGTGAACGTGGTGTTACGACGGATGTCGTCCTCGGTGTCGACCACGAGGCCGGTCTTGCGGATCGAAGCCACGGCTTCGGAGCAGAAGATCAGGCCACGGACCTTAGCGGCCGCGCCAGCGACGCTGTAGCGCCCTTCGCCGATGAGACCTTCCTGGGTGGCCTGCGTGGGAGACGCCACAATATCCTTGGTCGGAATGTGGTTGCTCTTGAGGATCGTGACACCCATGTAGGTGAGACGGTCGCTGAGCGAGTTCATGCCCTGGGTGAACTGAGCACCGAGGCCACCGGCGGCGGCAACGCCACCGAACATCGGCTGCATGTTCATCGCCTGTGCATCGCTCTCAGCAACGCCGAGACGACGAATCTGCTGGAAGAGCTTCGGCGGAACAATGCAGTAGCAGCCCTGGACCGGGACGTCGTTCTCCTGGAGCTCGACGCAGAACTCTTCGATGCCCTCAAGGACAGCGAGAGCGTTTGCGGCGAGATCCGTGGGGCCGATCGCAAACGGCGCAGCGTAGCTGAGGCCGGTGCGGGGATCGTCAACGAGCTTCGCAACGCCGGCGGCGCCAGCGAGGAACGAAGCGATCTGCTTATCTCGCGCGTTGGCGAGGGTCTGACCAGCCTGGCGGGCGAGTTCCTGACGGTACTCCCACTGGGTGATCATGAGGTCAACGTTGTCGAGCTCGAAGTGAGCGGCCATCGGTCGCTTGTCGAGTTCCACGGAGAAGGTGGTGGCCTTCGAGTTGTTGTCACCCATGAGGTACTCACCAGCGTCCCACGCCGGCTTGAGGCTGACGGTACCCGTGATCGGGAATTCCATCAGTCGACCGGAGGAGATGGTCTTGGAGGTGACCATGGGCTCGAACATACGGTACTCGTCGTACGCGTGGAGGACTTCGCCGCTCCAGATGGGCAGCCAAAGCTTACCAGCACCCGAGGGAGTAGCGCCATTCCAGGCCTGGTCACCACCCGAGGGGTTCATGCCAGAGGTGTAGGCGGTGGTATCAATACGATACGCCATATCAGTGTTTGAAAGTGAATCAGACATCGTTATTATCCTTGTACATTATTTTAAAAGTAATCGAACTAAAAGTGCTTATACAGATCATTGCAGTTACCGCCAAGGTTGCTCCTGCTGAGGGAATCTCGGGTAGGTATCTCAGGTTTACAGGGAGAGCCAGCTCTCGCGAGGGGATCACCTGCGCTACTGAATTGTGCGCCAATCGGTGTAGGCAGCCCGCTGGTCCACGGCCATTCGGAACTTTTCGTCCCGAGCGTACCGAGGGTTAGCCTTATCCATGCCATACTCTTGCATGGACTTATAACCCGGGAGTCGCTGGGGTTGAGCGGTTGCGGGAGTAACCGTCTTAACCTTTCGCGCGGGTTCCGATGAGGCATTCGCCGCATCGTATGCAGAGGTGAGGCCTCGAAGGGTCAGCTCCGACGAAGAGCCAGCGAGTCCCCGCTGGAGGTCAGCGAGCTGATCCCCAGAGAAATTGTTCGCAGCCCATCGTAGGACCTTCGAAAGCTTTTCACCACTGCCAACAACAGCGGCTGCTTCGTTGAAGGCAGCTTGTCGCTTAGCCTTCTGAGCAGCCATGAAATCTTCGATCATAGCATCAGTGAAACCAGTCTTGGTCTTGAGCTCGGTTCGACTCTCCTCGGAGAGCGAGCCAGTGGTCGCGACCTCGATGTTCCACTTATTATAATCTTCATCCGTGACCCGTGCCGGTGGTGTAGCCACTTCGGGCTCAGCTTCCGCAACGGGATCAGGAATTCGTAGTTCATCCATCACAGGTTCGGTTGGCGCTGGCGCTTCGGCCGGCGGCTGTTCCGTGGTGGGGGCTACATAATCGGGGTTATTGGTAGTATTAGACATCTCGTACTGCCGCTTAAGATCAGAGATCTCCTGCTGAGTCTGGGTGTACTTAGCCTGAGCTCCCTTGAGGGAGTCAAACCAAGCACCAGCGTCAGCGAAGTTCTCGGGGATCTTCTGGCCCTGTGACTTGACGTAGGTCTCGAACATGGCACGCTCGTGAGCCTGCTGTTTGGTTGTGGCATCCGCATTAGGATCAGCCTTAACCTCTTCGAGGTTTGCCATAGCCTCAGTAGTCATGGGTGCATCAGCACCTGGGGTCTGAGATTCTACCGGTGCTTCTGCACGGTAATCGGGGGTTTCTTCAGTCATGATGTTCTCCTATTAAATCACATGGGCGGTGCAGGCATCGGCGGAGCTTCTCCACCTGGTGCACCCATCTGTCCCATCGCGGCCTGCTGGATGGCGCCTTGTGCAGCACCACCAACACCCTGGGCTACGCCCTGAGTCATTGCCTGTGCTGCCTGCATTTCCATCATGCGAGCCT